TCCTGCACGCGGAAGGGAATCCGATTGTGGTTGTAGGTTTCTCTGGTACGTGACCAGCGGCTTTCCTCAAACCGCACCAGCCACGCATCGTTGACCGCCGTATCTGGAATCAAGAGCCACGGGAGGGTGCGCCCTTGCGCCGAACGGTAGAGACTGATGAGGGTGGCGGCAGACGTATTGAGGATGCCGAATTCTCCGGAAAAGTGCCGCCGCTTCCCGCCGAGCGGATAGATCGTTTCGATGCCGAGTTCCGTCCGCATCTCGACAATGGTGTGTTCTTCGGATTCTTCTTCGCCCCACAGGACATCTTCCGTGAGCTGGCGGAGTTCACCAATGAGCACGAAGCGCCCGACTTGCGGGAGTTGACTGTTCGCGGCATTCACGGAGAGTCGCCACGTCTGATACGTCTGCGTCGTGTTGAACAGCACCCACGGACTGACCGGCCAGCCATCTTCGTGATGCGCAGGGATCGTCATCGCCTGCGTAAACGTCGGCGACAACCCGGGGCCACCAATCACCGACACATTCAAGCCCGCGTCAAAGTTGTGGTAGATGATCGCCGCGCCTTTGATCGCCACCGGCGCGGCAAACGTCACATCCCAATAGCCGCTCGTCGTCGTCAACTTCGCGGGCCGCGAGGGACTCAACGAGATCAGATTCTCCGCAGGATAGTCAGGATCTTCGTTGGAAATGGGGGGAGATCCGCTGCTGCTGGCTGTGACACCCGTCGCATACGTGACCCCGATGTCATCCCCGGGCAAGGCATACTTGCCAAACATTTAGCCCACCGTCCGCTGTGCCGTGCTCAGGAGTCCGTGCTGATTGAACACCAGCGCGTTTTTGATGCGCGGGATGATGTCCGTTTTGAATAAGTGCGCCATCCCCGCCGTATCGACTTGGCTCGCGTTGATGTAGATATTCGTGACGTGTCCACCGCCGCCGGCACTCGAGCGCGGAACGATGTCTTCCCCGAAGCTGCCACCGTGCAGCGTCGCCGTCATCACCGCCCCGGGCGGGACGAAGCCGCCAGTCGCAAACGACATCTTCGGGATGTGCTGCCCGCCGACGTGGCTCGGAATCACGGGTTTGTCGTCGTCCCCGCCGCCAAAGCCAAAGATCCGCTTGAAGAACCCGCCGATCTTTTTGAAGCCAGACAGGATTTTCGGTCCGATCTTTTCCAGGCCCGCCATGATGGCGCCGGAAAACTGCGCGAGAATCGGCCCGACCCCAGGCACCAGGTTGAGCAAGCCCGAGAGCACATTCGTGCTAAACGATTTCACCGCGCCTCTGAGATTGCCGCCCCCCTCAAACGCCGACTGGAAAATATCATTGAGCCCACCAAGGGATCCCTTGAGCGAGGACAGGATCGACTGCCCCATCGTGGTGCCGACGTCCCCAAAGCGCCCCGTCGATGTATCCGCGCCATTTTCCAACATGGCATTGGGGAACAGGAGATCCTCCAGGCTCGGCAGGTTCTCCAGTTGGTTGGCCGCCGTAAAAAACGCCAGCGCTTCCTGCCGAGCGGCCGCCGCTTCCACCGACCACCGCCGCACCGCCAACATGTTTTTATCGATGTCGGCACTGAGGTCGTTCCAGGCGTCCTGATTCGCGATGGCGGCCACCGACAAGGCATAGAGTTCCGCGTTCGCATCCTTGGAGACGGCGAGGTGGCCCTTAGTTGCCGTCGTCAGCAGCCGGAGCGCCCCTTCTGTTAAGCCGTACTTGTCTTCGAGTTCACCAGCACTGACCCCCAGTTGTTGCGCAGCCGCAATCTCGGCACGCTGGGCCGGCGTGAGCTTGGCGAGTTCGGCCCGCACCTGCCTCAGCCGCTCTGCGTAGGTCACTTCCACCGTCGCGGCTTGTGTGGTGATCTCAATATTGCCGCGGCGGGCCCCGACGAGTCCTAAGGTCACGCGGCGCATCGCTTCCATGCCGCGATCGTGTTTGCTGCGGCGGTCGCCAGAGGCCGCATCCTCAGCCTCGATCTCTTTGAGCGCATCAAAGAACCGCAGTTCATCCGCAATCGCGATCGTGATGCTGGCGCGGACATTACTCAGGAACCCTTTGATGCGATCATCCGCTTTGTCGAGCGCCTCAATTTGTGCTTGTGTCGCCACGGTCGCCGCGCTGGCGATCTTGGCGTAGTCTTGGGCCACGGCCGCCGCAATCGAACTAAACGATTTGCCAAAAAGCTCCACGCCGATGCGGTTCCGTTCGGACGCATCCCCGACCCGCGCTAGGGCCGCGACGATCGTGTTGAATTGTTCCTCGGGGCTTTGTGCGCGGAGCGCCGCCCACTCCAGATTGAGATCATGAGCCGCTTTCCGGACGCTCGACCCGCCGCCGCTGAGACGTACCCCTAACCGGAAACTGGCTTCCGTCATCGCCTCCAGCGACGTCCCAGTCTGGTCCGCGACAAACTGCATGCGCTGAATGGCTTCTGCGCTCAGCCCGGTTTTTTTGGACAGGTCGGCGACATCGCTGGCCGCCGACACAATCTGTTTCCCAAATGCGACGACAGCGCCGACGGTCAGCGAGAGACCAAATGCCCCCGCGAAGGTTTTGGCGAAGGAGGCGGCCGACTGTGAGAGCCCGGCGAAATTGGCATTGATGGCGCGGCTCGTGCTCTTGGACGTCGCCGCCGCCTTGCGCATGCCCGAGTCGAACTGCGCCGTATCCGACGTCAGGAGCGCTTTGAGAATGCCAACAACAATGGATCCCGCCACTTAATGCATGTCCTTTTTCTGCGTCGTGAGTTGCAGGCCGTAGTGCTCGGCGAGTTGGTGCATGATCCGGCGTTGCTCCTCAACACTCTGACGCGGTGGGGCGTAGCCAATCAGGAGCGAGCGCACGTCGGGGAGCCGTTTGTGGATCCGCGTGCGGACCCGCATCTCTTCGATCCGCCACGCCAGGACGATGTCCGCATTGGCGCGATCCTGCTGAAGGAGCCGCGCCACCTCCATCTCCCGATAGAGTTCGCACGGCGACAGATCCCAAAACTCCTCCGCACTCAGGCCGTGACGGCGGGCGTCGATGTAGAGTCCGCGCCAGCCTGAGTGATCGGAGGGTTTTCAGTACCCTCCACCGCGGGCGGTTTGTTGATTTCAAACAGTGCCCGAAATGCCGCGAAGAATTGTTCCGGCCCGCCCGCGTCATCGATCAGATTGCCCGCCTGCTCTACCGTCTTGATCTCGTCCTTGTGATATTTCTGCAGCAACACAAACGCGATGTCACGAATGGCCTGCATGCTGAGGTCTTCCACTTGGGCCACGATCTGCCCGATGGGCATCTTGCGCTTGGTTTCCATTTCCGCCGCGGCGTTCATACTCAACTTGAGCGTGTACTCGCGCGTCTCGCCTGCCGTGTTGGTCACGGTCAGCGCGACTTCTCCACGTTCTGCGTTCGCCATGGCTCACCCCTACGGCAGCGTGAAGGCGGACAATGGCGTGATCTCGGCGGTGAAGTCGCACTTCACATCCACACTGAGTGCGCCGATCTGGTACTTCGTGATCACGCCCCGAAACGCCAAGACAATCTGCGGCGAGACAGGTAAGTTGATCTTGAAATTGTTTTCGGTGACATTCACCCACAAGGCGACAAGGTTGCGCGTTGACGAGAAGCCATCGCCGCCCGCCGTCTTGTGCTCGCCGTGTCCCGGGCGGTAATTGCCTTGGATCTGAAACGCCCCGCTGTCGCGCAAGGTGGCGAGTTTTTCCCGATGGCGATCGGGAGACCGAAGATGCGTCTTCTCGAGGACGCCCGTCGTCCAATCGCCGGGGGTGATGATCGCGATGTCCGCCATCGCGACAAACAATTCTGGAGAGCCAGTCGCCTGACCGACCAGAAGTTCGGCGCCATAGCCGATGAAGGCTTCGCCTGCGTAATAGGTGCCGGTCACATCAGACATGGAAGTCTCTCCTGCTCAATACGTTACGCTCGGTAATGCACTTGGTAGTCTTGTCGCACGCGCACTTCGCGCCGCTCTTCTGATTCCCAGTCCACTGCGCGATCGACGCGGAAGATGCCTTGCACCGTCACCGCGGGACTGCCGATTGATCCGCGCCATCCGGACAAGCCCGAGCCCGCATCATCCCCGTTGATCGCCGCCGCGACCGCGAGCGCCGCTGCATACGGATCAACGCCGGAACTGGCCGCGGCCCAGCAATCCACTTGCACCCGCGCCGGTCCGCGACGATTTCCCCCGCGGTGGTGGTAGTCCGACACGTCATCGATCATCTGCACCCGGATCGCCGGGAGCGTCGGTTGCTGCGGCAGCACCAGCATGTAAATCCGTGTGCCGACCAGGGCCGTCACAGCCGCAATCTGGGACACCCGCGCGAGCACCGCTTCTTCCGGAGTCACAGCAATCCACGCCCGCCACCGCTTTGCACTGGCCCTGACGATGTCGCGGAGCGACCAATCCCTCGCGCCGCCAGCGCCGTCCACATCGCCGCACCAATCAAGGCCAGGGATCGCTGGACATTCTCATCAAACGCTGGGCGCACAAACGGACGCGCCTGAAGAAACTTTGTGCCCAACTCCAGAAACGACCCATAGAAGCCCGCTTTGCTCGGTCCCACTGCCACGGCGGTCTCTCTGACATCCGTTCCGCGAGCGGCACTGATCGTCATCGCATCTCGCAGATCCGGCTTCCCCGGTTCAAAGGGCGCCAACTGCGCCATCCGCTTGCGCATCGGTTCCGCCGCATCCATCAATGCCTCGCGCTGAATCCGTGTGGACACGCGCTGGGGCAACTTTTCCAGCGTGGCTGCGAGTTCTACGCCGCCGGTGAATGTGACGGTAATCACGATGCCACCAACCGTCTCAACATGGCGCCGATGTTGCCCCATCCTTTGACCGTGCTGTTTCGCGGTGGTTCCGGGGGCGGTGCAAGAAGCGGAGTGATCGCCAACGCATCTGCGCACGGCGCTGTCCACGAGTAGCCGCAACGAACACAGGACTTGTGTAAATGTTCACCATCCGGGCATTGGCCAAAATGACAAAAGCCGTAGCGTGGATAGACGTCAGTCTGAGAAATCACATATGAATGCCAAAAGTTCGCCCGATATTCCACCTTGGTATCCGAGCCGTCACACTTACAGCAGTCAGTCACCCCATCCTCGCGAGGGTTGAGAGACGGACGCCAGCCTTCCGCCCGATCATTTCCGCCGTCACGATGTCGAACCGCCGCCCCTCCGCCGTCAGCACAAAGGCTTTGGGCACCGACACGAGATCCGGATCGATCTCCGGCCGATAGTCCACTTCCCACGTGGTGGTGTAGGGCGCCGATAACTGCGCAGCGAGCACACGTTCCTGCCCGGTCATTTCTTCTTTGTACGCCCACAGGGGGAATCGGGTGCCATCGGTTTCCACCGGAAAGCCCGTGGACCCTTTGGACTGCGAGATCGGCACGAGGTAGACATACCGGTCCCGGGTCCCCGCGCCGACCGGTCCGTTGCGGGTGCGCTGCAGGGCCATCACGCCGCCTGCCCGTTCCGCTTGCGGACCCGTAGAACGCCCCGGAGCGCATCGATCACCCTGCCCACCGTCAACCGTTCCATGACCTTCTCGCAGTGATTACAGGGCAACCAGGCGCCACAGGGCGGGCCTTCAGCGAGCACCGTCTGTAACGGATAGCCGCCCATCACCTCCGGATCCATGCACCCGCCGAAGATCGTCACTTGCGGCACACCCAAGGCCGCCGCCGCATGGCACATGCCCGACTCCGAGCGCACATAGGCATCGGCTCCGGTCAGCAATCCGCACGCTTCACGGAATGTCGCCGCCTCAGAAAACGCGCCCAACACCAGCGGAGACTCCGCATGGATGTGCTGGACAAAGGTCAGGTCGGGACACGCCGCCACGAGTTGCTGCCACCGCTCCATCGGCCAGCGGAAGTTGTCGTGCTTGGTAAACGGTTCGATCAGGACATACGGCCCGTGATGCGCCCGCGCGAGTGTCCCGCGGGCGATCTCGTCTGCCGTGAGATAAATCCGCGCCATGTGATCAGCACACCGAAAGGACTTGTCAAACGTCCAGCCGGATTCTTTCGAGAACGGATACACGATGTAGGGGCGACAGTTCGGACCGTTCCGGATCTTGCGCACGACTTCCCCGCGGGCGACATCAGACGGCCGCGCGAGGATCGGATTGTGATCCCAGATGTCATGCCACCGAGCAAAGCCCTGCTGATCGACGATGGCAATCCGTGTCGCCGGATCGGCGTCATAGAGGCGCTGTGCCTGGCCCGCCGCGACGATTTCATCGCCCCAGCCCATTACGCACTCACCTTCACCACCCGCGCCGCCGTTAACATCGCGGCCCGCTCGAGCCGCCACTCTTCGGCGTAGTCCACGTCTTCACAGTCCGGAAACCACGGCCCGCCCGTCGTGAAATGCAACATCTTCGCGTCATCGTTGCGCGAGTATTCCCCCACCAGCCAGTTCCAATCCAGGGGGAGTGATCCGATGGCATCCTGGTCCCGCAACCACTCAAACCGATGAAGCTGCAGCCCGGTCGCCGTGTTCACATATTCCGGTGTCAACGTCGTGCATTTCGCGTTGTTGAACACCATGAACGAGGACCAGTTCTTCCGGTAGTACGCCGTCTGCGGCTGGTTCAAAAACTTCGTCGTGGAGGTGGGCTGATAGTCGTGCTGACAGACGACCACGGCTTTGTCCGCCTGCGAAATGATGTCCAGCATCAGCGTCGCAATGTCGACGCGGCACAGCATGTCGCAGTCCATGAAGACGGACCGCCCTTTGTAGTTCGACAGATGCGGGACCAGAAACCGCGTGAGCGAAAACTCGGTGGACTCGAGCGGCCCGCGGGCGCGGGTGTAGCCGGCCACGCCGAGATGGCGCCGCACGAGCGGGGTGATCGTGACCGGCACCGACGATCGCGTCAGAATGGAATGCGCCAGCGTGTGATAGGCCACCGGTTCTGCGGAGTCGTAGCCGATGAAGAGATTCATGCGGCCTCCGCGCGTTGGAAGTGGCGCCATGCGGCCCCGTCCAGCATTTCCTGAATGGTGAATTGATTCGCGGCGAGCGCATGGAGAAAGGGTTCGCGATCGTCGGGATAGATGGGCGATTCAATCTGCGTGAGGTCGGTGAGGCCCATCCGCGTCGTGGCCGCAAACGGCGCCAAGGTCACACACGGCACGCCGGCGATCAGACCGTCAATCGCTGCCGCACTGCTGAAGACGACGACGGCCCAGGCATTGACGAGATCGTTCTTGATCGGATTGAACCGCGCCTGATTCTTCCAGCGCACGCGAATCTCGCGTTTCGTATGCTGGCGAAGTGTGCTCGTCACCGTGCGGAGCCACTGCGCCGCATCAATCCCGTGCAGGTTGAAATACACGTTGGAGTTGGGGCAGATCAGAATATGCCGGCCCGTCTTCCGCCACGGCTGCACCGGCCGGCGGAAGGCTTCGAAGCGTCCGGCCGATCCGGGTCCAGTACCGTCATGCTGATACGCATTCTTCGTGATCCGGTAGTACTTCCCGCGCCCCATGTACCCGTGGTCGCCGTACCAGAATTCGCGGCCTTCCTTCTGCGCGCGACGGAGTAACGGCCACACCGGCGGCGAGCCAAACGCCGCAACCGGCCCGTCGTAGAGATAGTCGAGATCGTCCGTGATCGTCCCGCCACAGCCTTTCGCAAAGGCATACGCAAACATTGGAGAGGTTTGCTCAGACGGGACGAAGTAGGAGACCGGGATCACCAGACGATCTCCTCGAGCGTCACCCGTGGGAATGCGGTCAACACCGTGAACCGAGACGCATTCAACACTTCCACGCCGGCAGCCTTCAGCGGTGCGACGATCGAGGCGAAGCGCATGTGGAAGATCGCATAGGGGCTCACCACATGATTCGGATGCGGCCCGAACCAGTTCTGCTCACCCTGCGGCCCGGCCCACATATCGAAGCCAAGCAGGATGTGGCGCGTAAACCCGAGGTGGACCGCCAAATTGATGGCTTGGTACCCCGAGTTGTGCCCGGTGCGCAGTCCGGACGCATCGAGCTCCAGTCCGTCATGGCCCATATCGCGCAACACCTGGACACCAGGCCAGGCCGTCGTCTGCGGCTCGAGCGCAAACTTCAACCCTGTGAAAGCGGGCGCGCCGTTCTCGTATTTCCAATACTTCGCATCGCACGCGTAGAGCACATCCGCCCAGGGTGCGAGCGGAGGACGGCCAGGCAAGCTGCAGGCGCCGGCTTCCTTGATCGCGATCACCTTGGCTTTGCCGCGCACGAAGTCCACATCCGCCTGCGTCAAGCTGGACCCGCCGCCGAGAATGACGCATGTCTGTCCTGGCCACTGGCGTGGCACCAGTTCGCCGACCGGGACGAGTTTGGGCGGGTTCTGTGTCATGCCAGCACCGGCCTCCGCTTGCGTGCCAGCAGGGCGCGAATCGTATCGGAGAGAAACCCCGGCTCCCGTGGCGGCGCATCGGCATCATCCCCGCGGAACCGATAGAGTTCGCCACACTGCAACAAAATCGCGGCCCGCACATCTTCCGGGGCGGTGTCTTCGGTCCAGGCGGCTATATCGGCCGTCCACGTCACATCAGAGCGGCCGAGATAATCGATGATGATGGCTTGCGCCTGTCGCAGTTTGAGACGCAGATCGTCGTCTTCATGCGCGTGCGTGATGCGCAGATGCTTCTTCGCCGTTTCCAAGGTCACGAGTTCATCCATTTACTTCAGCCTCACGACTGGCGCCGTCGTGGTCGGCGGGACGACGCTATCCTTGCCGTCGCGGCCCTTCCGTACACAGAGCTGCCAGAGTTTCGAGGCATCACCCGGCGGCGTGATCGTGCCGTCTCCCTTGCAGTACCAGAGTTGCCCGCCATCCGTGACGGTGTCACCGGCGGCGTAGACCGTACCCCTCTGATAGACACCTTGATAGAGCATGACGGGGAACGTAATCACCCCGCCTTCAATGGGCTCTCCATTTTTGAAAGCAAACGTGACCGTGCGTTGGCCGTCGAACTGCATCTTCAGGTTTTCCAATTTCCCGTCCCGTCCATTGAGGCCATTCATGGCACCTGGCCCTGGTTCCCCTTGTGGTCCCTGGATACCGTCGCGCCCGGGAATCCCTTGCAGACCCTGTGGCCCGACGACGGATTCCCCACGATCCCCCTTCTCCCCCTTCGCGCCATCTTTGCCGGGCGGTCCCTCTTTGGGAGTGGGTAACGCACTAACCGCCTTCGCAACCGCCGCCGCGACGAGCGGCACGACATCGTCCGCCGTCACGCTCGCGCCGTCTTTACCAGGGTCGCCTTTCTCGCCTTTTTCCGCCGCGATGATCGGCAACTCTTTCGTTTCGAGCACCGTCAGCCGCGCCCGCACCGCCTCGAGATCCGCCCAGGCGTCTTCGAGGCCGATCACTTTGTCCGTCAGCGTTTCAACCTTCGCGAGCACCGGCTTGATCGCGGTCTGAAACGCCTGCACCACCGTGGCCGCCATCGCCTCCATGTCAGGCGGCATAGAGATCGGCTTCAATCATCTTGCGGTGCAACGCCGCCCCGAAACTCGCCGCCATCTGGTCATCCTCGTCATCCTCGGCTGGCGCGGGCGGCAGGGCGGCTGGCTGCGTCGTCGCGGGCGCCGGTTCCTGATCGCGCCGATCTAACGCCGCCAGCGAATAGTTCTGCTGTTGCAGATAGGGCGTGTCGCCGCCCTTTTTGGGAATCAGGTTCATGCGCTTGCGCGATTCATTGGGCGCCTTGATCCCCGCGCCCACCGCTTTGCCTTCCGAGTCGATCATCGCGGCCGTATCCATCCGCAACAGATCATCCAGGTCGAATTCCGTCCCGTACGCATTGCCAAACCGCGCACCCAGGCCGAGTCCTTCATCAAGGCACAGCTCGATCGATTCGATCGGATGCTGGAGCGCCTGTTGGTAATACTGCTGGTTCAGCGCTTCGATGTTGTTGTAACTGGGCGGCGGGCCGACGCCGATCATGTAGGGCGGCACGTGAAACACCGAACACACGACTTCGGCCGTCCACCGCAACTGCTCGATCAGCTGGGCATCGGTGTTGTTGATTTTGACGCCTTCGTACGTCATCCCGTCGC